TTGTGCAGTATATCTACCAATCGACATATCACTAGCGAAAATGCTATCAAGGGTATCGTCACTATCAACAAGGACACACGAAGCAAATTGCCGAACAGGCGTACGGACGCCGGCCATGACTGGCGTTGGGATATTGATTTTAAAAAGTGAGGTCGCATCATAATATCTCCTTACGTAATTTAATCTACTTTTTTCTGGATACTCAGCAAACAAAGTTGCCGCTATCATCATGTACATCATTTGTGGAGACTCAAAAATTTCTCCACTACTTCTATCTTGACAAAGATACTTGTCAACAATTTGTCTTAGTCCTGCATAAGTAAAATTTTCATCTCGTTGGTGTTTAATATATTTGTTTAATATTTTTATTTCGTCTAAAGAATATTTTTCTAAGATAGCAGGGTCATAAACTTTACGTTTAATATTTGTATCAATCATTTCTTGTAACGTAATTGGTTTGAAATGACCAAATGCTTCTTTATAAATTGGATATAGTAATAATCTTGCCGCGGCGAATTGATAATTTGGAATTTCTAACGAAATTAAATCGTTTGCTGACTTTATTAAAATTTCTTGGATTTCGTTTGTGCTCATTCCATCATAAAATTGAATGTTTGCGTTCATTTCAATTTGTGATGCACTAACGTTTGCTAGACCTTCACAAGCTTCTTCTACTACAAAATGAATTTTATCTATGTTAAGTGGTACTAGCCTGTTGTCTCGTTTCCGTATGTGTATCCCCACGCCATTTGGTCATAATTATAGCACAATATTTTTTTGTCGACGTGTAATGGGTATAATAATTCTTCATTTACTTTGTCTATACTGATATGTATCTCAAAATCAAAATCCTTAAACCTATCGGTTAACTGTAGCGTGTAACAACTTGCGAGTGTTAAAGTAAAATCACAGTACTTATTGACCTCTAATAGCTCCCATGGTGTAGGCCAATTAGCTTGGTCCCATGGGTTAGTTCTTAATTTACACCGTTTCTTGGTATTATAATAGGTTAATACGTCTTCGAAAGGACTAATGCTAGTTTCAAGTTCGTTTCTAAAGTTTTGCCAACGACTTAATTTAATCTCATATTCTTCATGCAACACTATGACTTATACTTTACCTTAAATAATAAGCTACCTGTATCAGCTGACGTCAAGTTTAGCATCTCAATAACTATTGTGTCAACCACTGTATCACCATTTTCATCGGTAACGGACGCTCTAAATTTGATATTAGACTCATAAAGTGTACCACCGACATATGAGTGGTCATCTGTTAGTGTTACATCACCCGTTGAACGGTTAACTAAAATTTCTAATGTACCTTCTCTTACAGCATCTACAGCCGTCGATCTATAAATGTAATCAACATAAACAGTTCGATCAGTATCACCTGGTGCTCGTAGTACTCTAATATAGCTAGTTTGTTGTACTACGTTAAAACTATAAGAATATTCCATATCATAAATTGCAGGGCCAGCCACCTCTGGTATATATGGAAAACTTGTTATTAATGATTGATCATATGCTAACCAGCGTGTTCTATTAAAGAAATCACCTGCTGATACATTACTTAATGCTGAGCCAAATGTAAAATTAATTATTGCATAAGCGGCATTGGCTTCTGTACCACCATTATTACCTACGTCAATAAAAGCATTATTATCGCTTGTATTAAAATTGCCTGTATCAATCCAAATTCCATGTCTATCAATATCTTGGAATTTAGAATTTTGAATAACGTTATGAATAGGTCCAGTTAACATTCCTGGATCATTTATTACTGTACCATCTCCAAACACCATACCATAACCTAATGTTTCAAATATACACTTGTCCCATAAGTTATTTTCTATATCATATTTAGATTCAACTCCTCTAGAGAAGCCTTTAATTTGTATATTTCTAAAAGTGTTTCTAATTGTATTAACAGCGGTACTTAAAGAAGCCATTCTAATACCAACTTGATCTGCAAGAAGTGGATCACCACTCGTCCAGCCACTTTCAATTATAAGATCTTCAAAAATACTTTCACGACAACTTTGTAATTTTAATCCTACGTTAGTAGAAGTATGTTTTAGTGTCATTCCTTTAATAATAATGCGTCTTGCTTGATTTAAAGTTGTACTAGTAGCATCTAATGCCGGTGAGCCAGGAGTACTTGCACTATTAACAGTTTCAAAAATTGGAGCATTTGCTGTTTGTGTTATAATAACTTTATCTGAACCAGCACCTATAAATGTTACGTGTGGCGGAATTTTTAAACTTGCTGATAAAGTATATTCACCAGCATCAATAGATAAAACTACTCTACTTGTAGCACTTCCTTTTGTAGAGTTATTAATATAAATTTGATCAATTGCTTGTTGGAGTTTTTCAGTTACGTCAGTTGCATCACCCTTAACTCCAAAACTTTTAACATTTACTCTTTCATCTAATCTAGCTTGTAATGTTCTAGAAACAGGAGTTGTAGGTGTAGTACCTGTTTGCATTGTGGCTTCGCCCGCCAAATACGTATATTGATCAGCGAACGTGAATAAATTATCGTGTTCTGTTAAAACTTTTGAATTACCAACTGCTGGAGATCCTTCAGATACTGAACCGTTTCCAATGTAAAGTTCGCGGGTATCTACGGCCCATCCCAATTCACCACCTGCTAATTGTGGTACACCAGAGCCTACGTTTTTCTGCCCTCGTCTAATTTGTATACGGCTAATCTGTACTATTGCCACGTTCTAACTCCTTGTTTTATATATTTATGCGAAACGGTCATAGTACTGGTACACCCTATCCCACCATTTAGACTCCCAGTCCTTAAATGTGTCAGGGTAAATGTCAAATTGTTGATATGTAAGGTCTCTACAACACACAAAAACGTGGCCTTCATTGATAGTAGTGCCATAAATCTCGTTATGTGCTAGAGCATAGGCTACTAACTGCATTTTATAGTCATCAACCCATTCTTCTTTCTTAGGCTTGTTAGACTGTTTAAAATCCATGATACAATTCGACCCTTTAAAGACGCCTACGAGGTCTGTAGTGCCTGCATATATCTTAGGATGGTATAATGACACTTCACTACCCCATATTTCGCTCACAAATGTTAATGCTTCTTCTCTTATTACTTTTGCCATATCATTTGCTTGTTGACTATAAGGATTTGAGCCTGCATTAGGCCAAGAGCCTGTATCTATATAGTCTTCTAGAAACTTGTGCATACGTGTACCAACACTTGCGGCTTCCGTTGTAATTTCGTTTGCTTTTTGTTCACCTACTCTTTTACGCCATAAGTTAAGTTGGGTTTTATCTTTTGTTCTATCTAAGATGGTTGTAACACTAGCTACTGCATTTCCATCAGGACAAGAGTATAAACGTCTACCTTCTACTGACTCTTTTTTAAGTGTTTTGTAATTAAAGCGTTGTGTAATCAATTTCTTCCTCCGGTATGTGTCTGACAAAATTAACTACAAAGCATCTTCGTGGTTGTTTGCCTGGATATACTCCATGCCAAACTCTTCCGTCCAGAATAAGTGTTTTTCCTGGATACGGATCGAACTCAGTATAAAGTTGTCTACCATCTGTTTCAGGTAGTAGTGTAAAGATACAACCGTCTGTTGATTGTACTTTATCTCGCGGTTTATCAAAATACATCACCATACTTACTAAATGAGGTTTTTGTGTATGGTTATGTGCAGTTTGATATCCTCCATCACCATATTCAATTGCCCAAGCCTGATCTACTGTTAACTTGTCAATTGGTAAGTGTGATTTTATTTCGTCAAATACCCAAGTGCAAAGATTACAAGATACTTCACTTGTATTAATAGTGTATTGAGTACGATCGGAATAAGGAGTACGTTCTGCATATCTTTTAAAGATATCTTTGTACTGCTCCCAGTCTGGGTATTCAGTTTCAATAATAAATTGGTTATTTGCAGTAATTAAATTATTCATTTGCTTCAAAGTAATCAAAATCAAAATCAATAATTACAGTTCTTCTGCCTGCTTTAGTTGGATATACTCCATGAAATACTCTACCATCAAATATAACACATTGTCCAGGAGTAGATGAAAAATTATTAACAACCATTTCGTTACCTCCAGATGGCATTATTGAATATAACATACCGTGCTCTCCAACTATCCTATTATTTCCTTCGCTTCCAGCAACAACTTCAGTATCGGGTGTAGAGTCTGACCATAACGGCGGTTGTGTATCTAAATGTATAACCATACTAATTAATGTTGGACCATGACGATGTAAATGTTGATAGCCCCCATCTTCATATATTATGCACCAAGATTGATTTATTCTTAGATTTTTAACAGGTATGTTTTTTTCTACGCATAGTTGTTCAAACCATTCTTTTATTTTATATTTTTCTATTTCTTTAGTTGTATCAAATTGCCAACCATTAAAGATTGTTTTTTCAGAACTTTGATCTGGGCCTTTGTTTGCAAATAGTTCTTCAAGTTCTTTCCAACGAGGGAAGTGTGTTTCAGCGACCCAAAGATTCATTGCAGATTGCATTCTGAAGTCAATCATATTAACTGTCCTTTTTATTAAATCTCGAATTAGGATTGTCTTTTGATTTTGGTGGATCTGTTTGTGGTGGCTTAACAGATATATTAAATGGACTATATGCTTCAGGCTCTGCCCACGGGTCGTTAGACATATAAGGATCTACTGTTGAGTTAACATCTTCTTCACCATGTACGAATTTTACTTCGGGAATGTAATGCATAAGTGTACGTTCAACTCCCTGCTTTAAAGTTTGCATTGACATAGAACATCCTGAACAAGCACCTGACATAAAGATAGTTGCCATACCTTGTTCGTGGTCCCACTCCTTTAAACTTATTACGCCTCCATGCATCGCAACACTTGGTTGTAGTTTGTCTTCTATAATAGTTGCTATTGCAACTTCAATTTCTGCCGCTGTTTTTTCTGCGTCTACTGTTCTATCTAATGAGTCTGCTGTTTTTTCATTTGTCATTTTATTTTCGGAATTATTGCTTCATCCGTCCTTTGTGTTGTATGAATTTCGTCTTCATGTAACATTCTACTTTTTATTACTGCTCCGAAATTAACTGTGAAGACTATACGGTCTTCATCTGTTTTATTTGTTTGTGTTTTATGATTAATCCATCCTGGAAATAAAAGCACGTCATTTGTATTTACTGCTATTTCTCGCCAATAGTCATGAATATTATTATGTTTATCTTCTCTTGAATAAGCTATCCACTTATCACGCATAAAGTTTTCAAATAGAATATTACCACCATTAGCTGGTTGTTTAACATAACAAGATACTACAACAGATCCAGGACCGTGTTCGTGTGCTTTTGTATAACCTCCTTTAGTATGTAGGTTAGCCCAACTTTTAGAAATAAAATATGAGTCGTATGCAACGTCCCATTCATTTAATGCAATTTCTATTTTAGGATGGAGCCATTGTAAAAAAGGAACCATTGAAGGCCAAAAGTGTGGATTGTCGTTATTTCCTGCTGTAGTAATACCACCACCATCTTCTGAAACGCCAGGGCCTCCGTGAAGTTTTGTATGTTCTTTAAACTTATCAACATTGAAGCCAGGTTCGTAATTATATTTAAATACTATAGTTGGTACTAGTTTTACTTCACTCATTGTACAAAATAATTTAGTGTAAACACTAACCTTTCCTCAGTTGATTTACTCGGCTGAGCTTTGTGTGACATCCAGCCTGGAAATATAAGTACGTCATTAGTTTTTATAGGTACTTCACTATAATAGTCATGCATATTTCCAGGTTCGTCTTTTCGCATATACGATATCCACTCACGACGCATAAAGTTTTCAAATTCAACGTTCCCACCATTTTCAGGTTGCTTAATGTAAGTTGATACTACTACGTGAGTTGATCCATGATCATGGGTTCTAGTATATCCACCTTTTGGATGACTGTTAACCCAACTCTTAGTAATAGAGTATTGTCTCCAATTTACCTGCCATTCATTTAATGCTACTTCAATCTTAGGTTGAAGCCAATTTAAAAATGGAACTAAACTTGGCCATTCGTGAATATTCTCACCCATGCCGGCTGTAGTTAATCCACCATCAGCTTCATAGTTTCCTTGAATACCTATTCGATTTAATGACTTCGAAAATTCTTCAGTATCAAATCCAGGTTCATAATTATATTTCCACATTAAAGTGGGAAGGAATTTATACTCCATAGCATATATTATATAACAGTTTTTTTAGGAAGTCAAGTAATTACTGAGCGTTAGCAGTGGCACGTTTTGCCATTTGGTCTACTTTATTAGTAGCATCAGTATCTGGAATTTGATTATCGGATGGTGCTTCAACCTTAGTTGCGAGTGTAACACCTTTTTGGTCAAAGTTTTTAACGTATACTGCTAAATCTGGATTAGCATCGTAAACTGCTTTGAATCCTTCATATTCAAATTGCGGTTCACCAACGTTTCTCATTATTTTATTGAGTGCGTCAAAAGAAAGATAGGCAGGCTGATCTCTATTGTCAGCACCGCCTATCATATTTCTAAAAACTGAGATTAATTGAGTTTTAAGAGTTTGTCCCTCTAAGACTTTTTTTTTGAAGTAGCCTCGCTACTTAGAATGTTTCCTAGCCTACGTGATCGTTCAACACTTTCGCGTTTTTCTCTGTCTGCCATTTCTTCGCCGCCGGTAGCAGGTTCACTTGCACCAAATTCATCATCTACTGGAGCTTCAGCATCTAGTTCGCCATCGACAGGCTCCATTGCTGGATCCTCTGCAGGAACATCACCTTCTGGTCCTGGCATTGCCTCTGGTCCACCTTCGCCTGTTATAATGGCTACGCCACCTGTAAGTGCTTCACGTGTAGTTTCAAAAACTGTGTATAAATTTTCTAATGCTGGTTTTACAGTACCAATGAATTGTTCGCTTGTTTCACTGCCTAGTTCATCTCTAATAGAATCGCCTAGTTCTAACATTGATTCTGTTTGCATTTCTGCTGTATCTTCCATCCAGCCTGTAACTCTGTCAACCATGTCCTTTGCGGCCATTACTAATTGTGCACCTTCTTCAGCACCTTCTTTAACTGGTTCTTTTTTCTGTGCTTGGAATTCTTGTGACATCTTAGTATATTCGTTTCCTTTAAGTTCTCTTATGCCTTTGCCTTTTTTGTCTTTAAGCCATGTAGTAAATTCTGTTTGTGGGTCTTTATCAGCTTCAGTAACCCATTCGTCACGTTCGTCAATTTCTTTGTTGATTGTGTCTAGGAATAATTTACCCTTTTGGTAAGCATCGCTTTTATGAACAGTTTCGAAACTCTCATTAGTTTCAACATCTGCTAATTGAGTTCGAAGCCTATTTCTTGCGTCTTCTAACTGAGCTAGTGAAAAAGCTTCTAGTTTCAGTTTTGTACCGAAATTTTTACCAAGACTTTCATTCAACGCATTTGCTGTTAATGGTTTCGATAGTTCATTTATTTTCATATCTGTTATTCCTATCCTAAGTGTTATAGTTATTTATCATCAATCGTCAAAGATGTAGTCGTCTAGTTGGCTAACATAATGCCATGTATAATCCTTTGCTATATCAAAACGCACCATTGCAGAGTCTTTTCTAGCCGAATCTCGGGTCTTTTCTATAGTACTCTTAGCAAATATGCTATCCATATAGTGTTTACCTAGCTTCATATCCAATTCTAATACTGTATCTAATGCATCTTTACGGTTTTTAGATACACAACGAGCATAAGCAATTGCTCCTCGTTTACTAAATGTATCAGCTATACGTTTGCTATCCTTTACATCGAATATTAAATAGCCTTGTTTAGTACGTCTAATTACTGTATTTTTAATACGTATGCTATTACCTTTAGCCCATGGAATAAAGACATCTTGCAGTCCTGCCTCCATGATTGCATCTAATTCTTTTGCTAGTTTAGAAGTCTTCATTAGCAACTACCAACGTCATGTTGTTATTGTGTACTTTACTTACCAGAGCTTTTCTGATAAGTCCTTCAATAACGAACTGTTCTCGTTCGGGAAAAGAATGTAATGGTAATGGATTATTGAGTTTTTTTAAAACATCTGCTTCTTCATTACTCATTGCAATTGTGAATTCGCCTATTAAATCATTAATTTTCATTATACTACCTTACCGTGACTTGCTTTAGAAGTGTGAGGATCTTGTGTCATTTGATCCGCTTTTGCTTTTACTATCTTATCTAATGCACCTTTGGCATAAACGAACGCTTTAGGTTCGCCAGCTTTTGGATTAGGATTAGCTAATGTGACTTGATCTCCGTCAACATCATCAATATTAAATTCTTGTTCTTTTCCACCTTGCGTTGGAATTGCTATTTGTGATCCTTTTTGAAGGATCGATTTTGTTATTTGTTGTTGTGCTTTCTTAATATCTTTTTCTGTACCTTTTTCTACTTTACCACCGACTTTCGCCGCTAAATTTCCTGTTGCTCCACCAGTTGCGGCATCTCCAGCCATATGTCCTGCTTGGTGTGCCGCTCCGCCCATTGGTTGACCTACACGACCGCCTGAAGTATTAATAGCAGGTACAACCTCTATTATTTTCATTTCTTCAATTGGTTTTTTAAATTCGTAGGCTCTCATATTCTTATTTAATCCTTTTTGATCTAATTTTTTTAGGTTTGAAGGATCTAGTTCTAAAAGAACCAGTCTTAGCTAATGAACTTTTGCCCTGTCTTCCTGAGCCTGCTCCTTTATGTCGAGCCGACGCTTTACCGTAACGTTTTTGTGTCAATGGTTTATTAATTTTTGCAAGACGCTGTGAAGCCGCTCCTGCTCTCTTACGTCTAGATGATTTTACTTGTGAGACTGTTGAACGCATTCGACGTACTTTTTTCATTGTATTCATACTGCTTATTTTTTTAGGAGCATTACAAGTTGTAGGTGTTGCAACAATACGACCTTTTCGTGACCCAGTCGTACATCTATATTTCTTAACAACTTTACCACCAACGCCATCCTTGCCGCCGGTTCTGCCCCAAATTTGTTGTACGGCTTCAGTAAGTATTCCGTTTGTGATCTCAGATACTAGCATTATACTCGTCTCGTTTTTTTAGGCTTTTTAGGCGCAAATGAGCCCAAACCTATTGAAGTTTTACTGCTACTTGCTCTTGAAGCCTTGTTTAGTGCTTGAACTCTTTTTGAAGCTGGGTTTGTACGCATTGTTTTACGTCTTTTACGCATCATTCTTGCACCAACTCTTGCTCTGGTTCGCTTCATAGTGATCCTAGCTTTAACATTTGGTGCGGCAAAACATTGTGCTATTTTAGCCACAATTCTGCCTTGGCGTCTACCAGTCGTACATCGAAATTTTCGTATTACGGCCTGGCCTCTGCGACCCCAAATTTGCTTCTCATCAAGATGATTATAGATTTCACGTACCAGCATACGTGTATTTATATTGATTGTGGATGGTTTATGTAAAATTCATGAGTAACACAACGAGAGTGGAAAGTAAGCCTGCAATTATAGTACCTGTGGCACCTATAATTACTTTCATCATTGATTTGTTACCATGTATGATATCTGTGTGGATGTGTTCTACTTTTACTTCAATAGCTGTAAGTCGTTTTTCCAGAACCTCATAACGCTGATGGCATAGAGCCACGTGAGCTTCTAAATTATCATTTTCTACACTACTCGGTTTTTTGGCACCAGTTGCCATCTTTATCTCTCCGTTCCGTTGTTATCGTGGAAGGGGCCTATTATATAATCGCCTGATGTTCTGTTTTAAGTGCCTGGTGAATATAAAGAATCTAACAACTTAACTTATTCACAGTAATATTTATCAATCGTCAAATGGAATATTATCTGCTAACTTAAACACAATATTTCGTGCTTGTGAGTCTCTAGTTCTAAATACATCACTATTATTTAGTATAGTTTCGGTCAGCCCATTTATAACTGGAATTAAATCAAAATCTTCTTGCATTGTTGCTTTTGATACTGCTCCATCACGCTCACTTGTAAATTTAAAACACCAAACCTTGTGTTCTTTAGTATGATCACTACCAAATTCGTCATCAACAGTCATAGTTGTTGCTTGAGGTGGGTTATCAAATATTGGATTTATACGCATACTCAGTACTTGTAAGAATGTATTCCAATTAGCCTGCTGATTAATTAACAACCTGTCTTGACTTTTAAATTTAGTTTGTCCAGTTTGTGTAATATCTATTAATGTTTTAATTTCGAAAACTTCCATAGCTAGTATACTTATCGGCCATAAAAAAAGGGCCCAGTATAAACTGAGCCCTTTAATCTTGTTACGTTTATATTTACGTATCTTCTAAAGTGTTACTTACGCAACAACAATAGATGTACCTAATGTAACGGTTGCCGCAGATGCGTCGTAGTTGTTTGGTCCAACTGCATCGCCTAAGTGACGGATACGTGCTTGTAATGAAGCCGCATCGCCGTGATGTCCGTCAACTACAACATGGATTTTTCCAGCTGATGCTGATGGTATGTCATACATTAATGGTGATACTTCACGCATAATTGCTTCAACTGCCTCGTTAGCGCCATCGTCTTCTGCTTGTAGATCTCCACCAGCGTCGATTACGTATGCTTTAAGTTGTGCAGTTGTTCTTAGTGTTCCAGTAGTATAATTACCGAAACCATTTACTCTTGTTACTCCAGCCATTTTATTCTCCTTCTCTAATGGTTGTTGCTCAAGTTTCTCTTTTGAGCAGTAATGCTCCTCATTAAGATGAGAAGCAGTTGTATATATTTAGTCGTTTTGTGGTTTTTGGGTTACTTACGGTTAGATAACGCTCTTTTTTGAAGTGCCTTGAGCTGTCCAATGAAGCCAGGTCCGGCTTTTACTATGTCATCTAGCACTTTAATAGCCGGCAAGTAGGCTCTAACGAAAGGTGAAGGAACACTTTTGCCTTCTTTTGAAAAGTCTAAAAACTTTTTAGTACCAACTAAATTTTTAGGACCTACAATATATCTATAAAACATTATATCTTTATTTGTTGTAGGTACTATATCAGGTAAACTAATATCAGGTTCGTTATCTTGTACTCCTGTTACTTCTAAGTCTCTTTGTCCTGCTAACTTTTCTATGTGTGGAATTAAATCACTGTTTCGTAATTTTGCTCTAGTGGCATACAATAATTTAGTTACTGTTCTTTTTTTATCTAGTATAGTAGCACGAGTAAAGTTAACAAGACTACGTCTAATTGCTTTGTAATCCGAATTGTTAATGTGTAATGCACTTTCTAAATTAATAAACAGTTCTGAATTAGAGCCTGTAAAGCCACTTGAAACTTGATGCAAGTATCCATTAAGTCGCATAATAGGTATACGTGTTTTACTTCTAAGTTTTTGTGCTGATGCAGGATCTTTTAATCTATTAATTGCATCTGCATCACCAACTGCAAAGTGAACTAAATTATATAAATCTGTACCATGCATTTGGAAATGTTTATATCCTGTGCTTGTCACCGTGCGTTTAGCGTATCCATGTGCCACTGGTGCAAAGGAAGGATAACGTCTTAGTACTTCTAGAACAAGTAAAGATAGATATAGGCGTTCGCAAACATCAGTATATGTTAACGAAAGTATATCGTTTGAATTGCGAGTCATTCTCGCTTCGAAAATTTCTTCTCTTAAAAAGTCTAGTTCCATATCACTTACTTCATATATTGGTCAGCAAAAATATTAATCATATCTTTTGGATCTTTAACATCCAAAAATGGTTTCAATCCTTGCGACTGTTGGATAGCTTTAGTAAACTCAAAACGTACAGCAGGTTTAACTTTGTCAGTAGTTACCATTAATCTTAGTGTTTTTGCTTGTGGTACACTAACTTTAAATTTTACGCCATCGTCTGTTACTACGGTATCTCGTTCAACTGGATTACCTTGTGAATCTAATATTTTACCTAGTTGGTTAAATATCGTATCTGTTTTAAATCCAGGACTCATACCACCATCGTCAACGTCTGCAGGGTCATCACCTCTTTTTTGCATAAAGTCAATTTCACCTGGATCAAAATCCCCGGTTTCTTTAACAAATTCTTTCGCTCTCATAATAACTCCTTCTCGTTGTTGTGCTCTATTAGCCTTTGCAAAACTGGAACGGTTAACAAGTTTAATGTCGCCGCCTGGGTGTGATAATACATATCCTTCTCCACCTGGCTTACCTCCAATGTCAGCTTTTACATCAGCTGGTTGTTGATCTAATTGTTGTACAATATCGTCTTTAACTCTCATTATACCTGAGACAGTTTGCCATAAAGCCTTAATGCCTTGCATATTTTGTTTAGTGTATTCAATTATTTTGCCTTGTTTAATTTTACTAACTTTACTATTGTCTAACCATTGTACAAAATCTTTTCCTATAGTAGCTAAACAATTTCTATCTACGCAACTATTTGTATAAGTGTATAATATATTAGCAAAGTCAGTTACTTTCATATTACGTAATGTATTTTGATCTAATAACGTGTCAATAGCCGCTCCATTTTTCTTAATGATTCCACTTAATTCGTTAATACCATTCATATCTATTACAGGCGGTTCTTGTGCTGTAACAGGTGGTAACACTAATACTTCGTTACCTTGAAATATATCGACATCTCTTAATGCCCCTTCAGTACCATCTTCATCTACTGTTCTGTGAATAACAACTCCAGTTTTACTTCTTGCTATTCTTTTACCTAAGTCACTATCACGTTGGACAGTATATCTTACTGTATTTGGTTTAAAAACGAATGCACCAGCTTTATCTTGTGCCGGTGTATTAAAATATAGTAAGTCTCCTTTAAAATATCCTTTGTGCTTTTTAGGTACAGCTTTTTCATATTCATCAAATATATCTTTCATGTTAGATGCAAATGCTTTGAAACTATCTGGTTTCTCTCCACCTTTGCCTCTAGTTAAAAGCATTGTTTCTAAGTCGTCAGCTTTTTGCGGCTTGCCATCATATCCTTTAGCACCAAACCCTGACTTGTCTGTAAGGATAAACTTGCCTTTTGGATTGCGACCAAATATTATAGCTGGACTACCATCCCATTTAATTGTAACGTCTTTGTGTCCACCTTTAGCCATGTTAGCTAATGATTGTAAAGCACGAGTGGCTCCAGCACTACCTTCCCAGAACACAACGTCTTCAGCGTGTTGGATACGTGCTTCCATTTCTTTTACAATATGTTTGAATTCAAAAAATCTCATTACGGTAGCTCAAGCCCATCTTTTTCAAACCACTCTTTAGCATCTGCCACTAGTGCGTCATAATTAGGATCTGATTTAATTTTGTTGTTAATTGATTCTACACTTTGCATATCTTTTGCTGATGCAGTTGGACCCATTATTGTTTTAGCAACTGTTTCAGGATCTTTACCACCCTTTATAGGTGTGTTAGATATTCTGTCAACTAATCCATTTGAAGGACTCCATTTGAATCCTTGTGCTTTTGCAAGTGAGGCAATCATAATCATACGGTGTTGTCCTTTGAAATTACTTTTTGCATCCATACCACCAAGAGCAAACTTCATAAACTTTTGGTCACCAAACATTAAGTCTGTTTGAACAAATCCATTTTTAGGATCACCATTAATTGGTGTTTTGAAATGCACCGAAATTCCTGATTTTCTTACCCATTGTTTCGGATCTTCTTGAGGGTGATTTTTAGTTACCCAGCCGTGTAGTAATGCTACTAATTCGTCTTTATCAACTTTTTCTTTGTCAATAGCAACATCTAAGTCACCACTAGTGTCTTGAACACCAGTACTTCCTAGCATATGATTTTTATGATCGAGTTTTGTTATTTTTTCAAGCCAAGCAAGGGTTGGTTTAACATCAGCTTTATTAATTCGGGTAGTAGCTGGATTGCCTTCAGGGTCTTTGAAAATGTTTCCACCTTCATTAAGTACTCTATGTACTGGAGTCATCAGACTTCCTCGCTTCCACAATTCTATCAATACCACGTTTAAATTTGCGTGGATCTCCACTTCTTATACTATTAATAAAGCGTCTTTCTAACTCAGAAGCTGTATCAGGTTCATAACTTTCAGTAATTCTATTCAATAGGTTAATAGAGCTTTCTATTAAATTATTGCCCGTACTTTGAATTAAAGCATCATTATCAGTGGTTCTATGTATGCTATTAAGTTCTTCGAGTATAGATCGTGTGCGTTTTCTCATGGTTCCGTTTCCTATACTGTATTTAGTGAGTTTTATGTAAATAGATGTGCTACTTGATTGATTGACTTTCCCTTAACTAGAGTATATAATAAGATAATGCGGGTGTCGTATAGTGGTAATACCTTAGCCTTCCAAGCTAATGCTGTCAGTTCGATTCTGACCATCCGCTCCATTTAGGGGAGAAGTGTTAATGGTTGCACGTCAGATTCCAAACCTGAAAGACAGGGTTCGATTCCTTGCTCTTCTGCCATGTTCCAGTGACAGAGTGGTTATGTAGAGGACTGCAAATCCTTGTACGGTGGTTCGATTCCGCCCTGGAACTCCAAAATAATGGTAAATACTTACACATAGATAGAAACCTAGTAAAAAGTTCTTTCAACTTAGATAGAAACCTAGTAAAAAGTTCTCCTAGGAAACTAATATGAGTAGTACTTTTCATCTAGCCGTAGAAGTAGGCGATATTGAAGTTGCTAGAAGGTTTTACGTTGATATTTTAGGCTGTGAAGAAGCCGACCACGAATTGCCCAATTGGTTAGACATTAATCTATGGGGTAATGAATTAACTCTCCACTCAAGCAATCCACAGAAAGAGTCCATGCCACGCTGTCATGACGTAGACAATATGGGCACTATTCCAGTTCCACATTTTGGTGTACATTTAGATTGGTCTACATATACTAAGGTTAAGAAGCAAATAGAAGAGGCTGGTATTGAATATGTTTGTAAACCATTTATACGTTTTAAAGATAAAGAACTAGAGCAAGAAACTTTCTTCATTAAAGATCCACACGGCAATCATTTAGAAATCAAAAGTTATATAAATTCAGATATAGAATATCCAGGATGGGTTCAACCCGTCGGACGTCCAGACTGGGGCTGTCCATAATTAAATAATCGCTTAATTCACCTCTCTCAACATCTAAATATATTATCAAGAGGATGTATATGAAGGACAAGGATAAAGATAGACACGAATTTAGCGATCAATCAATGATCTCTATTCCTTTACGTAACTTAATTGCAATCATAGTAGCTGTAGGCTTTGCTGTAACTGGTTACTTTAACGTAACAGGTAGAATATCTTTCTTAGAACATAATTTAACAATGCAAGGTGTCCATGTGGATCTGAACAGTGAGTTCAGAGTCAAATGGCCAAGAGGTGAGCTAGGTGCTTTACCTGATGACGCAGAACAAAATATGCGACTTAATCAGTTAGAAAAGCTGGTTGAAGAATTGATGGACGCGGCAAAAGAAAAACGCACTAATTAAATAAATACTACTATAACGGAGTAGTAATGTTTAGTGCAAAACTTAAAACAAAAATTAAAGACTTACCTTTTCACGATCAGGC